TCCACGGTCTGATCGCTGGCGACGAATTCGCGGGCGAGCGCACCTGCGAATTCGTCGCCAGCGATCAGACCGTGGACAGCTACGGCGAGATCGTCCGCGCGGCGGGCTGGAAATTCGACCGCTTCGCAAAAAACGCGCCCTTTGTGGATTCGCACAATTATTCCAGCGTCGCCTGCCTGCTCGGTAACGTCTCCGCCTGGCGCATCGCGGGTGACAAGCTCATCGAGGCCGTGAAGTTCGTCCCGGAGGGTGCATCGCAGCTCGCGGACTTCGCCTGGAAGATGGCGGTCGCGGGATTCCTTCGCGCCGTCAGCGTCGGCTTCATGCCGCTGCGCGTCCGCTCGCGCTGGCGCGACCAGGCGGACTTCACGGAGGCGGTGAAGGAGATGAAGCTCTCCGGCGAAGTCTCCGCAAAGCTGAACTGCATCCACTGGGAGCAGGACCAGACGGAACTCTCCAGCGTGCTCATCGGCGCGAATCCTTCCGCCGTCGCGCTCGCGCACAAGAGCGGCGCGGTCGCGGACGCCGACCTCGCGAGCATCGGCTTCCGCAGCGATGACGACATTTCCTTCCTACACGACAGCGCGAACGGATGGAACGCCGCCGACGCCACGCTGCGCAAACGCATCCGCGCCGAGCTGCGCGGCATCATGTCGCCCACCCTGGGCGCAACGACCTTGGCGCAATCCGCGCCTCCACTTTCCACGAACAGCCAATCCACCGCACCGGCAAAGACGCGAGACGCCGCTGCGGAAACGGATGCGCTCGCGCGCAAGGCGCTGCTCGCGGAACTCACCCGCACCGAGGCCAGCGCGGCGAAAGCCGCGCAGGCCACGGGCGGAAACTCCAAACGCTAGAACCAATCAAAACACACCAATGAAAATCGAAAACGCAGACACCATGACCGCGCCGGAATTCCAGAAGGCCGCGGGAACCGCACTCAGCTCCATCGCGGAGCAGAACGCCACGCTCGTCAAGAACTACGACCAGCTCCAGTCCGAGACGAAGAAGTCGATGGAGGAACTCACCAAGCTCAAGAACCAGTTCGACGGCGACATCAAGGGCGTGCAGAACGCGATGGCGAAGCTGAACCTGCACCTCGGGAACGAGCGCCGCATGGCGTTCGCAGACCCCGTGCAGCGCATCTGCCGCGACGTTGAGAAACGCAACCTGTTCGTCGCGATGCTCGCCAAGTCGCTCGGCGGCGAAGTCCTCGAATCCTGCGGCCCCCGCATTCGCGCCATCGCGAAGGGTCTCCGCATGGTCGATGGCATGGCCCAGCGCGACCTCGACACGGCCACCACGACCGGCCAGTCATTCATCGACACCAACGAGGTCGAGCGGGACATCTACGACGTGCTGGCGCTTTACGGCCAGTATCGCTCCGTGGATTTCCGCATGGTCGGAGCCAAGGCCACCGAGATCCCCATCAAGACCGTTCGCACCGCGATGGCCTTTGTGGACGAGGCCGCAGCCATCAGCGCCGACAGCGCGAAGGCTGGCGCGCGAGTCACCATCACGCCGAAGAAAATCGCGGGTCTCATCTCCGCCTCCACAGAGCTGCTGGAGGATGACGTGATTGGCGTTGTGCAGGACATCCTGAACGACTTCGCCGAGTCCACCGCCTACAAGCTCGACTGGATCACCTTCACCGCGGACGGCACTGCCGATGCCACGGATGGCGGATTCACGGGCATGTTCTCCGGCGGCACCGCCGCCGGTGCGGCATCCGGCAACGTCAGCGTCGCGACCCTCGACTACGAGGACTTCGTGACCACGATGGCCGCGGCCCCGGTCGGCATCCTCACCCGCGGCTGCAAGTGGTGGATTCACCCCACGCTGCTCGTGAAGACGCTGAAGATCAAGGACAACAATGGCCGTCCCATCTTCAACACGGCCATCGAGTCGCCCAGCTTCGGTGCCATCGGCAGTATCCTCGGCTACCCGGTCATCCAGGTTCCCGCCGCACCCAGCACGGACACCACGTCCTCGCCCATCGCCGCCTTCGGCGACCCGAACGCGATGGCGTGCCGTATGCGCCGTGACCTGCGCATCGACCGCAGCGAGCACTTCGCGTTCAACACCGACGAAATCACGTTCCGCGCGACCGTCCGCGCCGGCGCGAAGATCAAAGTCGCCACGGGCATCCAGGTGCTCACCACGGCAGCCAGCTAGTCCACGGACATGGCCAAGAAACCCACGCAGGAGGAGCCCAAGCCCCGCGCGCAGAATGCGGAGGCCGTCACCGTGAAGGTGGCGGTCGCCGCGCTGCACGAGGCCGGCACCACCTACATGCACGGCGAAACCTTCCAGACCACCGCAGAGCGCGCCTCCGCGCTCGGGCGGCTTGTCACTCCGGTGCTCGCCGACTGACCCATCACAGCGCGCCGGCGGCGTTCAACCCGCCGCCGGTGCCGCTCACCTCCAACCTTCACCTTTCAATCCTTGAACCTCATCCTCGGCAACCGCACCAAGCTCAAGCAATGGCTCCTCCCGGAGACATGGCAGGAAGAGACGCAGAAGGATGATGTCATCGACCAGCTCGGGCTCGGCGTCGCGATGGCATTCGAGACGCACTGCAACCGGAAATTTTTCCGCACCGCATCCGAGACGACACTCCACCCGGCGAACGAGCGCACGCTGCTGCTCGCCCGCTACCCGCTCGATGCCAAGCCCACCGCCGAGATGCGGGGCAGCGGCAGCGACACTTTCAGCAGCGTGAGCGACCAGATCGTGCAATGGCGGGCGGACACGGGCGCGCTCATCTTCAGCGGCGAAGTCGGCGGCGAGGAAGACATCCTGCGCATCACCGCGACCGGCGGCTATTGGTTCGATTCCACCGAGGACGCCAGCGGCGGCTCGCTGCCCAGTAATGCCACCGCATTGCCGACCGCACTGCAAAGCGCATGGCTCATGCAATGCCGCCACCTTTGGACAACACTTAAGATGTTCGCAAACACCGGCGACACCGCCGCGGTGCAGAATTCGCACCTGCTCGGCGGATTCGACCTGCTGCCCGTCGTGGTGCAGATGCTCGCCCCTTACCGGAGGTTCACAATCTGAACATGGCCGCGCCCTGGTCACTCACACTCACGTTCTCGCCCGAGGCGGTGCGCACGATGGCGAAGTTCGCCGCGATGCCGGAGCGGCTGCCGCGCGCAATCATGGCCGGGCTGGATGCCGCGCTGGAGGTGGGATACCAACAGGCGCTCAAGACGAATTTCACCGGCAAGGGGCCGTTCCCGGTGAGCGAGAAGCGGCTCGGCGTGAGGACGGGACTGCTGCGCACGAGCTTTCGTCGCTCGCCCTCGCGGCTGGAGGGCGCGGGCATCACCGCCGCCATCGGTAGCAACACCAAGTATTGGTTCGCCCACGAATTTGGATTCGACGGACAGGTGAGCGTCGCCGCGCACACGCGGCAGACGGCCGTGAATGAAAAAGGCGCGCCCGTGCGCGTGCGCACCGCGCGCCGCTCGAAGAAGCCGCACACTTTCCGCACCGGCAACGTGTCGGCGCACAAGCGCACCCTGCGCATCCCCGAGCGCGCACCGATGCGCACGGGCCTCACGGCGCAACTGCCGGAGATGAACCGCATCCTCGGCGGCGTCATCATCCGCGACCTGAATGGAGGGCCGGCCAAATGAGCATCGCCAGCAGCCGCCGCGAGCAGTTGGACATCGAGGCAATCCTCGGGTGCATGGATGAGCTTTCCTCCGTCAGCGTCGCCTCCGTATTTCGCGGCGTGACCGAGAGCGAAGTGGACGCACTGCTCGCGGGCAGCGCGGTGAAGTCAGGCAAGCTCGCTGGCGCGATTCTGCTCATCGCGCAGCCGCAGGAAAAGCCGCACGACAAGGCGGACACGGTGCTAGTGGACAACCGCGAGCACATGGTGCGCATCATCGAGCAGGTGAAGGTGAACCGGAAGCCGGGATGGGAGTCCGACGATGCAAAGCTGGCGTGTGGCCACACCGCCGACGAGCTGAAGGATCTCGTGAAGCAGCGCCTGCACAACCGCCGCATGAGCGGTGCGACGCTCATGCACGCCGGCACCGAGGAGTTTGCCGACACCAAGGGCGGCTACGGATGGGATGTGAAATTCCGCATCGTCGTGCAACTTGCCTCGGAGAATCGCGCCGCGCCCCCGCTCATCGCAATCAGCGGAACCACGGTGACGCTCACCGGCACCGGGACGCTTTATTTCACCACAGACGGAACGGCTCCGGTGCCAGGCGGCGCGACAGTGCGCATTTACAGCGCGCCGTTCACGGCCGCGAGCGGCGACATCATCCGCGCGTCGGCTTTCGACACGAACCGGCCGCTTTCAGACTTCCAGCAGAAGACGGTCGCGTAAGAGCGAACGTCCAACGTCCAACATCCAACGTCCAACGTCCAAAGTAAGAACCAACCAACACACACCACATGAGCACCAACTACCTTCCTGCCCAGCGCATCTCCGAAGATGCCAAACTCACACTTCGCGGCACCGCTTTTGCGGCGCGCGGGGACATCAGTGACAAAGTCATCCGCGGATACGTGGAAGTGCCGCTTTCCAGCGGACGCAAGCGCAAGGTCATCTCGGATGTGGGGTATCAGTTCACCATTCCGGTGCTCTGCACCTTCGCCGCGCTGCTGCCGCTCTTTACCTCGTGGCAGAAAATCCGATACGGGCAGGCGGTCGCGCCCCGGCCCATTCCCATCACGGAGGTGAACACGGACAACAATTTCACGGCGGTGGCGCACGGGCTTTCCACTTCCGACACGGTGCAGATTTACCGGGACTGCGCATTCCCGGCCTGCACGCCGGCGCTCAGCGTCTCGGAAGTCTATACGGTCACGGCGACGGATGCGGACACCTTCACGCTCACCACCACGACGGGATCGCCGACGCTGGTGGACATTACCAGCGCGACGCTGAACGGCGGGCTGTGGGTGGTGAAGCAGGACACGCTCATCGTGAATCAGCGGGACAGCACACAGCGCACGTTCCTGAACGTGGTGCCGGTGGAGCTGCCTGACCTCGTGTTCAACGGCTCGGCGCTGCAATGGGAGGGGAACCTCGTCATCCGCTGCTTCCCCAAGCTCGGCGCGACGGCGGCGGGCGGGACGGCGAACTTCTTCACCTCGACGAATGCGGCTTTCACGGCGGCGACGTGGGCGGGCACGGAGGACATCACCATCTCGGACATGACGGCGGCATGGGCCAGCGGGCGCACCTCGACGCTGGAGACTTCGTTCCGGTGCGAGAAGGGGATGAAGGTCTCCTTCAAGCCGGAGCTTTCGATGATTGACGATGGCATTTTCTCCAGCGCCAGCGCGTTCCTGAAGGACTTCAAGGTGTCGGCGAAGGGCATCCCGCTCGGGCTGCTCACGTCGGAATTCCTCGCGGAGTTTGCGCCGAACCAGGGCGCGCAGCTCACTGGCGCAAACCTTGTGCTGACCGGCACCGGCGTGGCGCTCACGCTCTATGATGCCCAGCTTTCCGAAGGTTCGCAGAGCTTCGGCACGGACAAGCCGCTCGTGGACGAACTCACTTGGGAGGCGATGGGCAACAGCACGAGCGACAACAAGCCGCCGTTCTTGCTCGCTGCTTCGTAAGCGGAGCAACGCCCAACGCCCAACGCCCAACGCCCAACGTCCAAAGTAAAAGGGAATGCCCACCACGCTCAAAATCTACCGGGGCTCGACGCTCATCGCGGACGGATCGTCGTCTGTGCTGATCAATGGGTTCCCGCTGCCGGAGAGCGCACGCGAGATGACGACGGTGCTGCGTCCGCGCGCCGCGCAGATCGCGGTGGTGGACTTTGGGAACGTGAGCAACAGCGTGCAGCTCGCCATCTCGCGGGAGTTTTCCACTGAGGCGCGGGCGAAGGATCACGCCCTGCGCGCGCCGCAGGTGGGCACCGGGCACGCTGATCTGGTGATTGTCTTCAACGACGGCACGGACGATCACACATGGACGCTGAGCGACATCGGCGGCGATGGCGCGGCGTGGCAGCAAGCCCGGCCCGTCGCGTGCAGCGGCGTGCGCGCGGAGATCGAATACTCCGTCACCGGCGGTGCATGGTCCTACTCCGGCCCGCTCCCTGTGACCTACGACGACGGGCTCACGGAAGCTCTCCCCAGCATCTCCGGCGGCACCTTCGCCTCACCGCCGTGGGTGCGCAGCGGCGGCTCTTTTGCGCTAACACCCACCGGCTCCTGGAGCGGCGGCACACTCTAAAAATATGGCAGATTATCAAATCACAGTCCGCTGCGGCACCGCAGCCTCGGCTACCTCGAACAACCCCGTTCTGCTCGCCGGTGAAATCGGCTTCGAGACGGACACGTATAAATTCAAAATCGGCGACGGCACGACGGCGTGGAATTCGCTCGCATACTCCGGCGGGCGATTCACCACGGCGGGTCTCGCGATGGCGCAGGCTGCCACGGCGGCGGCGCAGGCCGCGCTGCTCTCCACCGGTCTGCCGGAGGCGATCATGCTCGATGTCGGCGATGAAGGCACGAACCTCGCGACGGGCACGGCGAAGAAGACATTTCGGATGCCCTTCGCGATGACGCTCACGGCAGTCCGCGCCAGCGTGAACACGGCACCCGTGGGCAGCACGGTGATTGTGGACATCAATGAGGGCGGCGCGACCATCCTTTCCACCAAGCTGAGCATCGACGCCAGCGAACTCACGAGCACCACGGCGGCGACCCCCGCCGTGATCAGCGACACCGCGCTCGCGAGCGACGCGGAAATCACCATCGACATTGACCAGGTGGGCAGCGGCACGCCTGGCAAGGGATTGAAGGTCATCCTCATCGGAAGCCGCGCATGAGAACGCCCAACGCCCAACGCCCAACGCCCAACACCCAATGACACCCGGCACACTGAACCTCTGCATCCTGCGCGGCATCGCCTTCGGCGTGACGATGCAGCTCTTTGAGGACGACGGCACGACGCCAGTGGACCTCACTGGCAAGACTCCGCGTGCGCTCGCGCGCCGCCTTCCGACTTCCCAGGCGATCGATCTCGCGCCGACCGTGACGGACTACCCTACCGGCATCCTGCACATCGCGCTAACCACTGCGGAGACGATGGCGCTCGCCGTGATGCCGAGTGGACAATGGGATCTCGTGCTGGAGGACGATGGCACCACCGAGCGCGGGCCGCGGCTGCTGAGTGGCAGCTTCACCGTGCAAAACCCAAGCACACGACCATGATCATCGAAGTCACTTTTACCGATGCAGCGCCTCGCATCGTGAAGGTCTGGGAGGACATCCCGATTTCGGCGGTGACGGGGCTGGCCGCCGCGCTGGAGACGGGTGGCGGCGGGGCGGATGGGCGCACGATCCTCTACGGCGCGGCAGCCCCGACGACTCAGGGCGAGAACGGCGATTTCTACATCCGCACGACCACCAATTACATTTACGGGCCGAAGGCGGCGGGCGTGTGGCCTGCGGGCACCAGCCTCGTCGGCCCCACCGGCCCCACCGGCCCCACCGGCCCCACCGGTGCAACGGGTGCGGCTGGTGCCACGGGAGCCGCGGGTTCCACGGGAGCCACTGGAGCAGCGGGATCTACTGGCGCGACTGGTGCCGCAGGGGCGGACGGCAACACGTTGCTGTATGGCACCGCCGCTCCGACGACGGAGGGGGTGGATGGCAACTTCTACATCCGCACGACCACTAATTACATTTACGGGCCGAAGGCGGCGGGCGTGTGGCCTGCGGGCACCAGCCTCGTCGGCCCCACCGGCCCCACCGGCCCCACCGGCCCCACCGGTGCAACGGGCGCGACGGGCGCAACGGGCGCGGCGGGTGCCACAGGTGACGCAGGGGCGACGGGTGCAACTGGCGCGACTGGTGCCGCTGGGGCGGATGGCAACACGTTGCTGTATGGCACCGCCGCTCCGACGACGGAGGGGGTGGATGGCAACTTCTACATCCGCACGACCACCAATTACATTTACGGGCCGAAGGCGGCGGGCGTGTGGCCTGCGGGCACCAGCCTCGTCGGCCCCACCGGCCCCACCGCAGGCAGCGCCGTTGGCACCGCTACATCCAGCGCGACGCCGACGATCAACACGGACAACGTGGACTTTTACAGCCTCACCGCGCAGGCGGCGGACATTACGAGTTTCACCACGAACCTTTCCGGCACCCCTACGGAGGGGCAGACGCTCTGGATAGCCATCACCGGCACGGCGGCGCGG